GATTACACAAATTTCGCTCTTGATCACTTTATTCACATCCGAAGGGTCCTCCGTACCCAAGACAAACAGGAAAGGGAAATGAAATGCCCAATATGAGCAACATCACCGTCAAGGCCTCCAACGGTACCACGGACGTCCTCTTCACCGCCCTTAATCCGGCTGGTGGCGATGGCTCTGTGGCCCGCTGGTCCGTCAACACCGCAAACCCTGTAGCTGCACTGCGTCCGGTTTTCACGGCTTCGAGCCGTCCGAACGCAAAACGCGATTCCCGCGTTGTGCAGCTGGTTGGCAAATACCCCGATGTGCGTACCCTTAGTGGGGTCGACACCGTGGTCGGAAATGTTTTCTTTTCCGGCCAGGTGACGATTCCCGAGGTGGTGACCGACACGGTCATCGCCGAGGCGATCGCGCAGTTCACGAACATGCTGGCTTCGAGCCTCATTCGTGAATCCATGAAGTCCGGCTTCGCGCCGAACTAATCACGGGAGCCAACACCATGCTTGACCAGCAACTGGCAAGTATCACCCTGTCCATCATGGGTGAGCTCGACACTGCACGTTCCCTTACGGTAGCAATACTCGTAAGATACAAACAGTGGGGGGACCTCGTACGCCTTCGCGTCGAACCCCGTCAATACCTGGACACCGTATCCGGACAACGTAAGTTCGCCCGGGACGTGCAGGCAACAGACCTGTTACGTAAATACGAAGGCAAGATCGATGGAATCTCACCGTCGCTCGAAGCCTACAAGTCCTTCTGGAAGACTGAGGCGCACTGCGCTGACGTTAATCTTCGACTCGCTAAACTATTCTCCAATTATGGCTTAACGCCAGTTGGGGGACGTGTTCGGGCTCTATTTGAGCTCGCCGCGGAAAACATAGAAAAGTGGTTGGGGAAGGTTCCAGACCATCTCGACGCAAGTCGATTTGGACCAGGTACGACATACGAGTGGAAACAGGTAGGTTGCGACCGGCCACCGACGATCGGTGACAAAATAGCAACTCAGCCTTACTGCACAAAGGCAGCCCTCTCGATTGTCGAGGGCCTCGTCTACTCCCATCCATGGGGGCGTGCTGTTTTGACCCTTGATAAGTCATCACCCGTCGTCGTCCGCGGAAACCGTTTCACAACGGTCCCAAAGACGGCATTAACGGATCGACCTATCTGCATCGAGCCGGGGGCTAATGTTTACCTCCAGCTTGGTGTGGGCGCCGTAATTAGGCGTAGGTTGGCGAAAATTGGCATTGACCTGAACAACGGTCAACACCACCACCGCGAGCTTGCTCGCGTTGGGTCCTTGAGAAAGACGTTTTCGACCATTGACTTATCATCAGCAAGCGACACCGTGGCGTACAACCTCGTGAGAGGCCTACTACCACAGCCATGGTTTGAGCTCCTCGACTGTCTTCGATCGGCCTTTACGGAGATTGCAGACTTCCCCGACCTGCCTAACGGCGGAACATCGTGGGTAAAACTTGAGAAGTTCTCTTCTATGGGTAATGGGTTCACTTTCGAGCTTGAGACTTTAATCTTCGTGGCGCTTATTCAGGCCGCGACCGGTTTGAAACCGGGGTCTCAGTTCTGGGTGTATGGGGATGACATCATAGTCCCCACAGAGAATTCCAGCGAAGCGCTAAGCATCTTGCGCGTAGCTGGATTCCTGCCCAACCCATCCAAGACGTTTGTAGATGGTCCTTTCCGCGAATCTTGCGGCGGTGACTTCTTTGAGGGGTTGGCTTGCCGCCCCTATTACATCAAGGAAGAAATCAATGGACCTGCAGGATATATGTCCCTCTACAATGGGTTGGTGCGATCCGGACAGCAACTGGGTTGTGCCTTCACTCGAACTCGTCGCATGGTTCTACAGGCTTTGCCTGCGCCTTGTCGACTGTTTGGGCCCATACGTCTTGGAGATGCAGTTCTTCATGGCCCTCGTTGGGTTGTGAGGGAGGTGTTCGGGCGCGATTATGTTCGTGCCGTATTGCCAGTTTTCGGCAAGGGGCTTCGGCTCTCCACCTTTGCATCAGAAGTACAGCTTGCTGCCACACATTACCTCCGCGGTATCACTCCCATGCTCATCGGTCTAACTGATGGGTTTGTGGGCGACGACTTTATTGTTGTCGACGCTCCTTGGTCCCGGTTGAACCGGTCTAAGGGCGAAGTGGTGTTGCGGGCTCGGGATGAAATCCGAGGGTACAGAGTGGCTTGGGTTGCG